GAACATAGGCATTGATTTTGAAAAACTAACAGAAAAGGCAGTCATTGTGACCGAAAAGTACTCCAGAACGCCTAATTTCGTCATTGATGATATGTATATGGCGCAGCTTAGCGATAAGGCGTTCAAGTGCTACATGTTCATTTTGCGTCAAACTGTGGGCTTTAATCGCAGCAAAACATCGATTGCTACAGACACCTTCAAAAAGTATTGCGGCATCAAGCGAGATGAAACCGTTTATGCTCGTATTCGTGAACTTGAACAACTGAAATTGATCTCTGTTACTCGTACAACTGGCACAACAAATCAGATCACTATTCTTCAAAACCCATCCCAAACAACCGTAGTACTAACAAACGATACCAGTACGGTTGAACCGCATGGGGGTAGTACGGTTGAACCGCATGGGGGTAGTACGGTTGAACCATACCCTATAAAAGAAAATATTAAAGAAAATATTAAAGAGAGCGCAAACGAAAAAAATTCACCAGATGAAATTCTGAATATCTGGACACCAGATTTACATTCTTTGAATTCTTGGTTACAGCGTTCTGGATTACCAAAAATCACTCAAGACCAAGCTGAAGAAATTTTGCTTGAAATCAACCCTCACTACGAAAGCAAAATTCACACTGGTGCAGTGACTACCACTCAGATGTATTCAAACTTCGTGAAGTGGATTAAGCGTGATTTCAAACTCACTGAAAAACTATTCAAACAAGCTGCTCAAGAACTTGATGCTTCATCAAAAACAGGGATAGCAAAGTCTGAATCACCACGCAATGCCCCAGTATTGCTTCGTAAAGAATACAAGGGGGCTAAATGATGGACTACTTGCATTCGATTCCTACAGAGCAAGGCGTATTGGTTTCTTTGCTTTCGCTGGCTGATGGCGTTGACCAGTTTATCGAGCGCTTAACTAGAGACCACTTCTCTGGAAAACATCAACTCATTTTTGATGCAATCCAGGCAATTCATAATCGTGGAGAGAAAATAGATTTTATTTTGGTTTGGGATGAAATCAACAAAAACCCATTGAACCTGAATTACATCGACGAGCAATACATGCTCAAGCTAAATGCTGATGCTCCAACACTGATCTCAACGCTTGAACAGCATGTTGAAAAACTTGATCGCTTAATGGCTCGTCGCAAGTTCATTGAAATATCAAATTTAATGCAGGGGATGGCTAAAGACTTCACAACCAATGTTGACGACATGATCAACAAGACACAAACCATGATTGCAGACATTGGAGACAACAAGCAGTCAAAAGAACTGGCGTTCGTGAATGAGTTTGTTGCAAGGCTCTACGCTGATCTTGAAGAAACACGAATTGCACGTAAAAACGGAACTTATGTTGATACAGGTATCAAGACGGGATTTATCGCACTAGACAACAAGATTGGCACACTACGTCGTGGGAATTTCATAATTATTGGCGCACGCCCAAGCATGGGTAAAACAACGTTTGCTCAAAACATTATGTGTGATATGGCAATAAATCAGGACATGGTTGTTCAGTTTCATTCGTGCGAAATGACAGAGGAAGAAATCAGAGATCGTATTGTTTCAGCTGTTGGTTGGTATTTGTAAGGGGTTACTTTTTCTAATAGACCCAATAGAACTAAAGTATTTAAGTATCGAGTTGCCATTGATCCGTAAACCCCTGTAACGTTTGCAGCCACATCACGCACTTGAAATGGGATTGTTTGTTTAACTGCGTAATGCAAAAGATTTAGCGTTCTACCTACGGCAATTTCTTGATTTAATAAAATCACATCACTTGTATTGATTCGATCTTCACACCAATCCACAGTTTGATTATCTAGGGGATGTTTCACGCTACACCTCCAACTTCCTGCAAACTTGCTAAATAGGATGGATCTAAGTCTGCAAATGTTGATCTTGCCAAATCAGTTGCTAAACGAACTGTGCCTATTGACCCATTTCGAGCTTTACCGATAATGATTTCAGCAGTTCCAATGTCTTTTGATTCTTTGTTGTAAACCTCATCGCGGTAAATAAACATGATGATGTCCGCGTCCTGTTCAAGATCACCTGACTCTTTTAAATCTGCGTTCACAGGGCGTTTGTTTGTTCTGTTTTCAAGGTTTCGGTTAAGTTGTGCCAGTGCAAATACAGGGCAATCAAAATCACGCGCTATGCGCTTTAAATCACCCGAAATCTCTCCAATATCTTTGTCACCACGACCAAAATTATTTTTAGTTAGTGGTGTCACCTTTTGGACATAATCAACAAAGATTGCGCCAACTTTCCCATATTGAGCTTTGAGCTTTCGAGCAGACCTGCGAATTGATGCCGTTGTTGAGCGAGCGCTGTCATCAATCATGAGTGGTGCTTTTTCGATTAAACGAGATGCACGATCAATCTTTCCAACATCGTCAATCTGCGCGTTTCCTGACAGAACTTTGCTTAATTCAATTTGACCCAAGCCACTAATCAAACGTTGTGCAATCTGCATCCCTGACATTTCAATTGAAACGAACAACACTGGTAATGACTGATTGATCATCATGTCTATAGCAAGGTTTTGAGCGAAAGTTGTTTTACCCATTGATGGGCGGGCACCAATTAAAACCAGATCGCCTTTTGATACCTCGCCAAGCTTGTTATCTAGCTCAATAAAACCAGTCTTAACACCACCGTAATACGGCTTATTTTCATGGATTGCTTGATGGCGTGCTAAAAACTCAGTTACAGCAGCTTTTGAGAACTCATGTGCATGTTTTAGTGTGTTTTCAACCGTTCCAGACTCAAGGTTGTTTGTAAGTTGTTGAACCTTTTGAATTGCGGTTTCTGCGTCATAGCTAACGGTGTCAACAGCAATTGTTCCAATATGTTTTGAAAGGTCTTGAATCTTTCTGCGAACCGAAAACTCTTTGAGTTTTTTTAGATGCGTATTAAGCAAAGTTGCCGATCTAACAGCACTCATTAAATTAACTATGAATTGCTCATCAATCTCTTTTGCCTCAAGTGAGTTCGCTTTGATTAATTCAAAGATTGTTACTTCATCAAAAGCCTCGCCTTTTGCTTGTTGTGCTTTGACATGAGCAAAAATAATTTGATGTTTACCAGCATAGAAATCAGACACATCAAGCTCCGATATAATTTCATCCGCTGCTTGATCAATTGTCATGAGTGTTGATAAAACACTTTGTTCAATTGGAATAGAAAATAATTCAATCATTCGTCCATCCCCTTAAATTTCTTTGCAACGCCCTTAAATTGGGTTTGCTGAGGTTGTTCAGAGATGTTTTGCTCTGCTTGCTGCATGAGTTTTTCAGTAAGTTTGAAATCACGCTTAATCCACTTCACAAAATTTGAATACATCTGAGTGGTGGTTACTGCACCAGTGTGAATTTTGCTTTCGTAGTGAGGATTGATTTCAAGTAGTAATTCTTCAGCTTGGTCTTGAGTGATTTTTGGTAATCCAGAGCGCTGTAACCAAGAATTTAGAGAATGCAAATCTGGTGTCCAGATATTCAGAATTTCATCTGGTGAATTTTTTGCGTTTGCGCTCTCTTTAATATTTTCTTTAATATTTTCTTTTATAGTGTGCCGTTCAACGGTAGTAGTCCCCTGCCGTTCAACGGTAGTAGTCCCCTGCCGTTCAACGGTAGTAGTACCGTTTGACGGTAGTACCGTTTCATGGGATGGGTTTGGTAGAATTTTGATCTGGTTTGTTGCACCTGTTGCACGAGTAACAGAGATTAATTTCAGTTGTTCGAGCTGCTGAATACAAGTGTAAACGGTATTATTTTTTTTGATACCACAGTACTTTTTAAAAGTTTCTGTTGCTATTGATGTTGAGCTACGATTAAAGCCCACAGTTTGACGCAAAATGAACATGTAGCACTTGAACGCCTTATCGCTAAGCTGCGCCATGTACATATCATCAATGACGAAATTAGGCGTTCTGGAGTACTGTTCGGTCACAATGACTGCCTTTTCTGTTAGTTTTTCAAAATCAATGCCTATGTTA